CTGCACGTCCGTCATGTTCGTGCCGAAAGTGTTCACGTTGTCCGACATCGCGACCATGGCTTTCTGCGCCTGCGCCGCCGCCGCTTCCGTGTCCCCGCCGAGCGAATTGATTAGGGCGGCCGAGAAGCTCGTGGCCTGCTCCATGTACTTGTTCGCCGACATGCCGCAGGTCCGGAACGCGTTCTGCGCCTGCGACAGCATCGTGTTCTGGGCGTTCTCCAACGATTGCCACTTCGCGCTTACCTGGTCGACGCTCTGGCCCATGCTCGCGGCGTACTCCTCAAGGCTCTGGCCCATGTTGCCGAACAGCTTCTGGATGCCGCCGACGTTCTGCTCGTACGCCGCGTAGGCGTCGAGCGATGATTTCGTTATCGCGCCCGTGGCCGCCGTCACTGCGGCGACGCCCGCGGCCACGCCCTTCGCGGCCAATCCAGCCGCATTGCCCAAGGTACCCGTGACCTTGGACGCTATTGCGTCGATTTTGCTCGACGCCTTATCGTCGACGCCGATTTTGATAAACAGGTCGAGCAGATTCAAGCTACACAACCTCCTAGATCTTGGCTTTAGCCATTACCTCCTCCGCGATTTCTTCTGCGCTTCGCCTGTCCACGGGCTTTCGGGCAGAACCTACGATTTCCCTCCACGACTTCTTTATGAACTTGTTTTGCGGCGTGAGCGCGGCCTGGTCGCTCATATAGACCCGCCAGCTCCGCTCTTCGTCCTCGCGCTCGTGCCTGGCCTGGCAGTAGCGCAAAAAAGGGCGAGCACGCTTCACGCCCGCGTACTCGCCCATGCAGAGCCAGATTAGGGACGGGTCGCGGGCCGCTAATTGAAAAAACCCGCCACCAGCTCTTGCAGCTCGCCGCCTTTGCCCATGGCCTTCTTCAGCTCGGCCACGTCCTTCACGATCTTGCGTGCGTCGGAGCACGCCTCGTACTCTTCGAGGCTTTGGCCGTCCACCGCCGCCAGGATTTTGTACAAGTCCTCGACGTTCTCCTTCATGATGCGCGGGAGGTACTTGCCGATGATTCCAACGGCCCATTCGGTTGCCTTGCCGACGTCTCCCTTGGCCTTGCCCTTGTAGGCCGCGAGCTCCCTCGCCAAGTCCTCGCCGATGCCGCCCTGCATTACGTGCTCGGCGGCCTCGCCGATGAGGGCCATCGAAGCCATGAGTTGTTCAGCCGTGAGTTCATTGAATTTCATGCGGTTTCCCTTTCTCGCTACGCCTCGTCGGCGGTGCCTTGCTTGATATGGATTTCGAATGGCACCTTCTCAGGCGCGTCCATGCTGTAGTGGCCTGTGAACTCGAACGAGAACTGGCCCTTGGCCTTGTCTCCCGTCTGGAGCTGGAAGCCGCCAGTGGAGAGCGCGTTCAAAAGCTTGATTGCCATGAAACCCGCCTTGCCGGTGGTGCCGTCTTCGTTGATTTCCGAATAGTCACCGATTACCCACAGGTCTTTGAAGTCGGTGCTCTTCAGAACGGAGCGCGGAATGATTCCGCCGTTCGATACATCAGCAGCGGCGCACAGCATCGCGCCAGCCTCGGTCTTCAGGGACACGAAGGTTCCAGAGAGCTTCGCCTCCCACGAATCGAGGCGCTTCATCTCCTTCATGTTCTTCGGACAGTTGTCGATGTCCTCGCCATAGTCGGAATACGACGGCGTGGCGGTGAAGTTAATGCCGCCAGAAGTGGCACCAACTTGCGCATTGTCTGGCGCTATGCCAGTCTCAAGGTTGAACTCGGTTACGATCATGCCGGCGTTGAATTGGATGTTCTTGAACATATCGGCTGGCAGTTGGCTGTATTTCATTCGACCTCCTAATAATTCGTGACGAATTCCACTGAAAGGTTGATGTAGCGCCGCTTGACGGCGTTGTCGCCCGAATCCACGGGCTGGCTGAACGGCTGGCCGCGCTTGACCCAAACCAGGCCCTCGTCGCATGGCAGGCACGTCCCGCCAATGCCCAGGGCCTCGCCTATCTCGCGCGCCTTGGCGTTGGGCTTGGCCTCGCTCGTCGTGCGGTACCAAATCGAAAGGTCGCACGCCTGCTCGCCATCGCCCCACATGCCCGTGGCGAGCGTGTAGGTGATGTAAGGCTCTGCCGCATCGTCGGGGACGGCGGTCGCCGCGTAGGCGGGGATGCCGAAGCCCTCGGCCCACGCCTGGAAGGCGGCCTCCTTATTCATTCGGCACCTCCCAGGCCTCGGCCTGGCACTGGCTGAACTGGAAGCTCACCATGCTGGGCGTCTTGCCGTCCTCGGCGTTCGAGGTGACGCGGAAGGCCTGGCCGTCGCTCTTGCGCGTGAAAACGTCGTGGAACTTGAGCGGGGCCTTGGTCGTCACCGTGTACAGGCTCGTTACGCCCTCCTTCTCGGCGATTCGGGCCTGCGTGCTGTCGTCGTGGACGATGGCCGCCTCGAACGGCGCGGAAGGCGCCCAGACCGTCGCGAAGCCGCCCTCGCCGTCGGAAACGCGCCGCTCTTCGAGCAGCTCGCACGGCACCATCATGTCTTCCCAAAGGCTCACAGCTTGCTCCAATGTTTGAGTTCCGAACGGAAGGCGTCGCGCCACGTCAAACGGCCTTGAGAGCCGCCCTGCGACCCGTTGCCGCTGGCTTTTGTGTAGCTATAGCCCCCGAAGCTTTCCGACTGGTACGGGCTTTCGGCGGCCTCGCTGTATTTCGACTTCCATGCGTCGATGCGGTTCGACAGTTCGATAAGCTCTGGGTCGATTGCCAATGCCGTTACCCTGCCCGTGAACGCCTCGTCGCGCAAATCAACGGCGGGCCACTGGTGCAGCCCGTCGTTGAACACGCTTCCCTCGATGCGGAAGTACTGCCCGTCGAGAAGCCAGCCGTCGGGCAGCCCGATGCAGCCGCCCGATACCTCGAAGAAGCCCGTCAGGCGCTTGCCCGGCACCTCGAACCAGTTGTTCAGGTTTCGCAATACTTCCTCAAGCATGGCTAACCCAGCTTCGCGGCGGTGCCGATGCCCTTGAGAACGCCCGCCTTGAGCGTGTTCTTGAGGACGACGCCCGCGACAAGCTCGACTTCGCCGGTCTTCACCGCGCCGGGGTCGGACATGTTGGGCATGAACGACTGGATCACTCCGGTGCCCGTGGGGGCGATGCCGTGGAAGCCGTCCAGGCCAAGGGAAACCGCGTAGATGTCGGACTTGCCGAGCGCGGATTGCGTGGCCGCGGTGTCCGCGATAGTGTCTACGGCAGTGGTGCCGTTGAAGTACTTGCCGAGGTCGACCATCGGAATGCCGTTGTACGTCTCGATGACGTTGCCAGCATCGTTCTTCGTGCGCTCGTAGTAGCCAGCGCGGCGCGCGATGCCTCGGAACTTCGTCAGCATCTTGCCGTTCATCATCAGCATGTTCGCGCCGTCGACCTGCGAGAGCAGGGCGTCGATTTCATCGAGGAACGCCTGGGCGTTCTTGGTCATGAGGTCTCCAGTGGAAACGTCGACCTCGGATTTCAGCTCGTTGGAGGAGCCAGTGAGCAGCTTCGCGAGGCCGTCGAACGTGCCGTCGGGCTTTCCAGGAGCCGCGGCGCCAGCGGCCTTGCCGTTGATCGCGTAGTAGTGGAACTCGTTCGCGGTGGCCTTGATTTTCTGCTCAAGCTGGAAGGCCAGCTCGTCGACGGCTCCCGAGGTGCTTTGAAGCACGCGGTCGACGGAGAACTTGCCGCCCATGATGATCGCGCTCGCGGTCTTCTTCTCGCGCTTCGCCTCGTTTGCGGTGTACTCGCTGTTGATTGCGCGGACGCCCGCAGTCGCGGGGGTCTTGAGCTGGGTATAGCCGTACGCCAGCGTCGAACCACCAGTGCCGGGGGAAATCACGTTGTCGATCGTCAGCTTATCGAGCAGCAGCGAGGAGCGCTGGAACGTGTCGATAACCTTCTGGTCTACGTGGTCGGCCATTCCGACCTTTGCCTCTTGGAGGGTGATAGCCATTCTTAGCCTTTCTGTTCATAGCGCTCGCGCAAGGCGTCGCGCAGGTCCTTCGGGGCCGCGGTTCCGCCGTCGCCCGCTGGGGGCTTGGCGACGCTCGCGCCCTCGGTCGTGATTACGGGGATGAAGTCCGCGAAGTCGGCCTTGATGCCTTCGACCAGCTTGTCGGCGTCCTTGATGGCGCCGTCCTTTACCTCGACGGAATCCAAGTCGGAAATCTTGAGCACCGCGTCGATGCGCTTCGCGTCGACGCCAGCCTTGGCGATGAGGTCGCGATAGAGCGCCTTCTTCTGCGCCGCCGCCTTCTCGCCCTCGACCTTGGCCTTGAAGTCCTCGAAGGCCTTCTCGGTGGCCTCGAACTTCGCCTTGTACCCGTCGCTCGGCTCGGCCTTCGGCTCCTGCTTCGGGGCGGGCTTAGCTTCAAGCTGCGCCTTGTAGTCGTCTCGCTGCGACTTGAGGGCGTCCGTGCTCTCGATGTGCGCCGCGATGATTTCCTCTGCCTTCTCGTCTTCGATGCCCAGTGCCTTGAGCATGCGTCGGGTCAGTGCCATATCCCTGATTCTCCTTTGCCTCGGAATGTCGCCCCGCTGCCTCAGGGCTGGTTGCGGACATTGCCTCGCCCGCGTCTTGGCATGATTTTACGCCGCACGTCACAGCATCAAAAAAGCGCCCCCGAAGGGACGCTTCGATGCGGCATGCTCACTTGCCCATGTTGCTGCGCAGAATCGCGCGGTATTTGTCTCCGTGGTTGGTGGCGGCGTTCTTCAGGAAATGCACGCCCTCGACCTTCGTTCCGCTCCTGGTCGAATGGCCCTCCTCTACGAAGATGGCGTATTCGACGTTCGTCCCGATGTACGCGGCCCGCCCGCCGTCTCCCACGAGGTGCGTGATGCTGTTCTTCAAGCGGCCCGTGTCCGTGGGGCACGCCTTCTTCGCGTAGCCTTCCGCGACGAGGCCGATTTCCTCCATCGACTTCGCGAGCGCGGCATCTATCGCCTCGATAATCGCCTGCGTGTTGTTCTCGCGCACTTCGAGCAGGCTGCTGATGTCGGAGGCGAGCAGGCCTTTGGTGTTGCCACTCGTGAAGCCGTTCTCGCGCATCCCGTGCACCACGTCGCCGTTGCGGTCGGTGTACGTGTCGTTCTTTCCGCTGAATCCCTGCTTTCCCGCCATTCTTCCCCCTAAAAACGAAATGCCCCAGGTCTCCCAGGGGCATGACGCGCCGCCCGAACCGCACGTAGCGCGAACGCGGCGACTTCCCGCAGGCCCAGGGTTGCGGCCCCTGTCACTCGAAGCCTGCGGGCCTAGGGCTCCATTGTCGCGGGATGGTCACAGCAAAAGAAAAGGCCCGCCGAAGCGGGCCTTTTGTTACAGCATTACGCCTTCCTGTAGTTTGTGGAATCTCGGCTCGCCAGTTTCGAGCGATTCGACGAGCTTGTCGTACACGTCGTCAACATGGCCGTACCAAACCGGTTCATACCCGAAGCGCTTCTCGAATTCCGAGGCCTTTTCTTCGACCTCTTCCCACGTATGCAGTTCAGCCATCATCGAAGCACCTCCTCGATTATCTCATCGAATATTTTACTTGATTCAGGCAGGTATTTCCGCAGCATTTCACGTGATTCTGGGTTCGCCGTGTAGGCGCTGAAGAACTCCGCGAAGCCCTCATGCGCCAACGGCTTAAGCTCGTAACCCTTTTGCGTTCCCTTCGGTCGCCAGTATGCCTTCGAATGGCCCCAACCATCGTCGCACTTGCGAACCGTAGCCCCGCCGAAAAGGTCTGAAACATCGGCCTTCTGCGCATCGTCCATATGCCTGATTTCGTCGGCAACCGCCTTATAGGCATACGTTTTCGTGTGCCTCAACGCGGCTAGTATGGTTTTCTCCATGTCGGGGTTTTCGCGTATATATTCGGCCTTCCAGCTCGACATGTACCCATTCGCCACGAGCCAATCCGTGTCTTTTTCCGCAACGGCCTTCTTGAAACCATCCCTCAATCGCTTGTTTCTTG